TAGCCATATTATGGGCCTGTTTTCCAACGTTTGTCTCATCCAAATAACCTTTTTCAAGTATATACATCTCAAGTATTTTGTGCATCGCCGTTCCTCGTGAAGCAGACTCATCCACGATCCGCGCCGCATTCTCCTCTCCCATCTTTTCTCTCCACTTCGCCAACGATTCGCGCTTCTCGGCTGATTCAGTTGCAGATAATATAGTTGTAACACTTGGTAACTTTTCTTTATCATCGATGTTATAATGACGTTTTCTCTCGTTTCATATGTTTCTTAAGTCATTGATATTGTTAAGTTTATTTAACTTCTGTTGTTGTATTTCGTAGAGTGGAGCGTGTGTTTTAAAAGAAGTTCCATCATCTCTTTGTCGAAGATCACCTTTATTATAAAAGTCAGCAGTCTCTAAAAAATTTTTTTTATCTAACCAACCACAAAGTTGTACAATTTTAGTGTTACGATTTATATTTACAAATAACAAAACATCACTTGTCATTTCTTTTTGATAACCAACAAAATTATGTACCCAATTATCTCTCATATCATGTTTACGAAGCATAGATTTTATGTCTATCTTTTTATCGTTCAATAAAATATCAGTGTCAAATCTTCCTTCATTATAATTAGGAGGATCTATTTCTAACAATCGATGTACAGTTAAATCTCCAATCAAACCTGTATATTGTTTTTCATAGTTACCATTAAATCCGGAACTACGATTACCAAAGTTTTTATATTTTAAAACTTCAACTGCTTTTTGTCTGTCATCATTATGTATTTCTACATTAATCATTGTTTAATCCACATCTTGTAATGTTCAAAGTTAACTACATTATCTCTTACAACATTTTCAGGAATACTAGTGTAGTGTTCAATCACTTGTGTAATTTTTCCAAGTTTTGTGTGAGCATAAGGAAACAATAAACAACAAACTTTAAACGCATCTCTAAACACACATCTCCATTTATATTGTTTAAGATAAGGAGTGCCATCTATTCTTTTACCTTTTACTTTTTTAGGTCGTAAGGTTCCGACTCCTAAAACTTCATGTAACCAAATTAAAACGCTACGGTCAGTCATAGTAATTTCCATAGATATTCTCATTGAATTAGACATTCGATATCCTGGTTTATTTTTATGTTTTTTTTTCTTCTCAAATGCACGTCTTATATTAATACTTCCCTCACCATCAAAAAGCCCTGCTATATAGGCAATATCTACATCATTCATTGAAGCGTGACTTTCTTATCACCTTCTAATATTTCAGCAATTTCTTTCCCGGTTGCTCCTTCGGGAATAGTATTAAGTAGTTGTTCATATATTTCAGCCATTACTTCGCCTTGTGAATTACAAGTAGGACATTGATGTACTTCGGTATAAGAACCATTACTCTCTCTTAAGTAACCATTGCCTTTACAATGGTCACATATAATTTTAATCTTTTGTTTTACCATTTTTGTATCCTAACTTTTTTGCTGCACGACTAGCTAGTGCTTCAATGGTTTTACTAATTGTAAGTTGCGCATCTAAAAACTTACCATCAGCTAAAAAATTTAATTTCTTATAAGTATCTATTGGCACAGACACAGATTTAAATTTATTTGGATCTGCCATTTTCTTCTTCTCCTTTTATCATCCTACCAATTTTATTTTGTGTTTTTATTTGTATTTCTTCTGCTATTTTTTTTCTATCTTCAAGAACTTTAGGATTGTTATCTTCCTCATCTAATTGTTCACTAGATTTGGGAGTATGCATTACATAAGAATACATAAATCTTTGTTCTTTATTTAATTCTTCTCTATGTATACGATTAATTTCTTCTTGTACCCAAGTTTCCATATCACTCATAAAATCTAATTTAAAAAGCGGATCCATTTTTTTGTACAAATTACTTTTAATATTTACTTCTAAATTACCATTATGATTTGATTCAATATTTGCACAATCATCATCCCATTTTACATTTATTTTTATTATTTCAGTCATATTTCCTTTCTTTGTTAATAATATATGGGAATCTATACCAACAAATGAGTGCTTGTCAAACAATTTTTTTTAATATAAAAAGAAAGTCTCTTCTCACACCTTTTGTTTGTTCGTCCCTTTCTTGGGACGAACAGACAGTTTAGAATAATTCTTAAGTAGCTATTTTACCTTCGTCTTTTATGGGAGTACATTTGTATTGTGGATACAACTGTGAATTGAGTATTATTTCTGGAGTAAATATACTGTCAGACCCAAATAATATTTCATATGCATCACCTAACCCATCTTGGACACATTCATAGTATGTGTTTTTAATAGATGGATACTCCGGCGGAGTCCTGCATTCGCCCTCCATTGCAGAGCATATATAAACTACTAACATCCATTTCATATTATTTTCCCTGGCCCCGATACTTCTTCCAAGATCTACGTTTAGATTTATTCATTTTACATTTACTTGGAGTACGTCCAATCGATGTCTTATGAAATGTAGCTTCGTGTCCTACAAAATCTTTAAACTTTTTCGCCATCGTCGTCTAACCATTCTTTTACAAATGGTTTTGCATCCTTCGGTGCTGTTATAACTGGTAGATAAGTTATCTTGCCATTTACGTGTTGTTCTAAATCTGATCCACAACTCATACACCTAAAAAAATCTCGGTCAATGCTAACTAATACAGTGAATTGATCACATGTTGGACATTTACCATCAACAACTTCTGTTTGGAATCTTAATCTTTTTTTTGTCATTATTCTAGTATTAACTTTTTTATAGAAAAAGATCCATCTATATTTTTTTCAAGCTCTGCTGAACCCTTATAACATTTATAAGATACAGATTCATTGTATTGTCTCTCGGCCTGACGCTTGCCTCGCAAACATTGTGCCATACCCTCAACCTGCAAACGCGCTTCTTTGATCTCTCCATTTATAAACATAAGTAAAGCTACCACTAACTCTGTCATAGTATCTTACCTTTGTTTTCACCTTGTTTGATTACATATTTTTGTGTACCATGCTTGCCAGTTTCTACTTCTTTTTTTAATTCTTTTGCTAAACTCGCAGCTTTGTTCTCTTTGTTTATTTGTGCTATATGATCTAACACTTTTCTACTAATGCGTCCCGTTGCCATTGTATTTAATCTCTCTGTTTGCATCTTTTAATTTTTCAATATCATTGACCATTTTTTCTACTTGTTTTTGTAAAAATTCTATATTTACTTTATTCAAAGCCATTGAGTCGATATGTTTATTTAAACGATCGGTGGTTTTGTACAAATCCTCGATCATCATGTACTGCTCGGAATCCGCGGGTAATGTACCCATCTGTCCCCGTGGCCATTTAATTCTAAACTCTGAATTTAATTCCATGTCTTTTGACATTAATTCTATCTGTGTGCTGTGTCTATTAAGTGTTTCATGCAGTCCGAAATAAGCCCAGGTTCCGATCGCGACCATCGCTATCAAACTAGCTACCGTCTTCATCGGCATCTGCACGGCGGCCTCTTCAGAAATTCTTAATGGTTGTTTACTCATCTAACTGGTCCTCCGAAGAATGCTAGGAGACAAAGAGCAATAATTAATACTGCTGTAAATCTGTAATCCATCCTAGCATACTCCATAATAATTATTTAACTACATAAGCTATAACAAGAACTGCAATTATAATCGTACATACTTTGTGATTACACCAGCATTTGTCAGCCATGCTTTTAATTTTATCAATCATTTTTTTGCTCCTCAATTTCGTAAAAGAAATCATCAGTATCAGAAGTTCTCCATTTACCAGAATCTTCTACGTTCCATTCATTAGTTTGTACTTTCCAATCCGGAATGTTATCTTTTACGGTAAAGGAAGGTAGATCCCAAATACATCTATTGTTTGGTTGTGCTGCAAAATTGCCATCGTCTAATGCAATTATGTGTGCGCATTTGTGTTCTTGCGGTATTTCCGAATGATCGGTATCTATAATATTAGCATCTGGATGTCCCCAGTCAACAGTAAATAAATAAGAACCGTAGTGTTTCTTTTTATCTTTACCAAAATAATAACCAGAAGCTGCGCTTAAAATAGACCAATGAGTGACAGTAGGATAGTAAGAAAAACAATTCCAAAGCTCCAATTCATCAAGTCGTCTTGTGGGCACTCCGGATGGGTCAAATCCCTTTTGAATAAACGCGCTAATTGGTAGGCGATAAAATATTGCACCGTTGCCCATAAGAGCGTGAAATAGTATAGCACGGCCCCCCATACTAGTAATGCCGAAGATAATACAGTCTTCAACTTCTCCGTGATGTTTTTTACAATCATATAAATACTCTCTTCTAACTTGCGCATAGACGGTTGGTATGTTTGCGTTTAAGTATGCCATTATTTAATTTCACCCCAGTTTTCTCCCTTCTCATAATCTACCTTATTTGGAACTTTTAATTCCACAGCAGATTCCATTATATCAATAATTTTTTCTGCTTTTTCATCAGATTCAACAGAAATATCTACTTCATCATGAATTTGAATATGTGGTATTATACCATTTTCATACAAAGCTACCATAGATTTTTTTGTCATATCTGCTGCAGATCCCTGTATTAATTTATTTAAAGCTTTGTAGGTAAATGCTCTTTTTAATGGTTCATCATATTCTTTTCTTGCTTGTTCTAATGGTAATGGCTTAAAAACCCCAAATTGAACAGGTTGCCATAAATCAAAATGACATGCCCTACCACCTAAAGTTCTAATTTTACCACGATCATTTGCTTTACGAGATACATTATCCATTAGTTGTTTAACAAAAGGTGCTTTGCTATGATATTGTCTAATCAATTTTTCTGCAGAGTCTTTCATTAAACCTAGTTCTGCCATCAATTTATTTTTACCCATACCATACATTAAACCAAGATTAATTGTTTTGGCTTGCTTACGTTCAATACCCGCCATATCTGCAACAACCTGGTGAAAGTCTGCATCTCCTTGATTATATGCTTCTACAATTTCATCAACACCATTTAAGTTTTGTAACTTTGCATAGTGTACTAAAATTCTTGGTTCTTGTTGTGAGTAATCAAATGATCCCCATGTTGTATTTTTTTCTGGAATAAATATAGATCTAATCATCGGTCCAAGTTCCGGATGTCTCGCTGGAATCTGCTGTAAATTTGGATTACTCATAGAGAATCTACCTGTTACAGTACCACCTTGATCTGATCGTATTTGATTTATATCTGCGTGTATCCTACCATCAACTGCATGTTTAGTTATTGAGTCTATAAAAGTTGTGTGTGCTTTATTTATTTCTCTTGCCTCTGCAATTGCCTTTGGTAATTCATGAGGATGGTTTTGCAAAAAGTTTTTTGTAAAAGAAGGTTCTTTACTTTTTTCTGTTCTATCATAAGGTAATTTTAATTTATCAAAAGCTTTAGCTATACTTCTAGCTGCCATAATTTCTACGTTAATTCCTGTTAAACTTTTAATTTTATTAATAATTTTATTCTCACGATCTATTAAATTTTTCTTGATAAATTCTGCTTTATCAAGATCTACCCTTACCCCTTTAAATCTCATATCAACTAAACAAGGAAATAGTTTTGTCTCTAATGTAAAGACATCCATTAATTCTTGATTGTATAATTCTACTTTTAATCTTTGCCAAAGTTTTAATGTAGACTCCGCATCACGCTCCGCGTACTGTCCAACAAAAAGCGCTGGCAATCTC